TGCAGCTTTGCGGAAATACAAACCATCTGCTGTAATGGCGGCATTAGCTGTATTGACACCAAAGAACATAGACATCACACCTACTACTGCTGATGCACGAATACGTTGCAGGAACCAAAAACTACTTCCTTGGGTAAAAGAAAAGGCAGTAGCTGCACGAGTAACAGCAGATGCCGTAGCTGCTACTGGGGTCAACACTAAAGTGCCACCAATACCAGCAGCACCAACACCTAGAGCTACAGCACCACCACCAGAAATGGTGTATGCAGTAGTAGTTCCAATATCAAAGAAGTCGTTGGAGTATGTTGTGACATCTAGACCTGTAGTACCACCCGTATGAAACGGATCAGGAAAGGGATAGTTGCCGAGAGGAGTAGAGGCGGGTACGGTAGTAACACCGCTTAGAAATCGAGTAGGTGAGGACATAATAATTTTCCTTTGACGTTGTTTAGTAAACAACGCTCTACGAGGAGAGCGTCATCGGATGTTTGTATTCTACGTTACTTCTTCTTGCTTTTACCGGGTGTAGTAATCTTACCCGGATCAGGGCGCTTGCCCTTTTCTTTCTGTCGTTCAAAGCTCATGTTGTTCTCCTTTGGATTTAAAAAAACCCCCTCCTTGTGAGAGGGGGCTTGTTACTAAGAACATTACGGGCCGTTAACGCCCCACACAGCACGAGGATCAGACCAACCAAACGAATAACGCTCATAGCCCTTGGCTTTGGCATTCATCGTATCAAAGTCATTGTCCTGATCAAACGTGACAGCATGACGCTCATAGTACTTCATACCAGTGCCACCGGGAATAGTATTCCGAATGAACCAAGCATGTGGTGCCGAGAAGTAATGATTCACCTTGAAGCCACCGGGCAGGTAGTTACCAGACTTGATGACGTTAATGTCATTGTTGGCATTACCTGTTTGGTACGACGAGTGAAGGATACGTTGAGCGTTGAACACCTCTTGACGAGCAATGTGCAAGCTGTCAGGTTGAATAGCGACCAACAGACCACGGTCATTTTGCAGACCCATGATTGCAATCACTGCATCTTCCAGAGCAGCTTCGGACAAGTCCACATCAACTGTAGGCTTGTTAGCCCACGTACCACCAGTGGTGTTGGTGTGCGAAATCGAGCAAAGCTCAACACCGTCACCACCCTTGTAGGTACTATTGAATGCACGGTTGTACACGTTAGCAGCTATGTTCTCTTTCGTTTGACGGAAAGACATAGCCAAGGCAGCCGAACGCTTCTTTGAGACTTGCTCATAGAGGTTATCGTCCATTTCTTCCTTGGTTACGATGTAACCCATTGCATATGCGATATGCGTATAGCGAGTTACAAAGCCTTGTACTTCTGAATCATACTGAACGCCAGAGCCTTGCGACTTGACGGGTACGAGACCAAAGCCAGTGAGCTGCACATCTTCTTCGTAGTTCTGTGTACTCGTGTCCTTGTCAAACAAATTAACATACTCTTCAGGATGCTCATTGTAAGTCTGACCCCACCAAGCTTTAATGCCGGGCCATAGGGCCTTGGGATGGGAACTGGTAGCAATAATTCCAGCCATAATCTATTCTCCTTATTAAATGCCAGCAGTGCCAGTACCGGCACCGTAAGCATGATTATTGATCTTAACCAACAGCTTGGCATACTGACCAAAAGCATTGTCAACCCGTTGTGTCAGGCCCATCAGCTTCAAGTTAGCAGTTGTAGTGTCAGTAAGAGTAGCAGCAGTAACAGTGCCTGAGTCACTGTAGGTAGTAGCACCAGCAGCAATCAAGTAGTTAGTATTACGACCAATGTCACCAGCAGCAACAGCAACAGTCTGACCATCTTGAATCTCATAGATCAGATTCGGATCATCAGCAACCATAACATATTGAACAACAGTAGTGCTAGGTTGGATACTACGAATGGTCAAGTCAACATTAACAGCAACCAAGCTAACGCCTGGAGCTGCAACAATAAAACCAACTACAACACCCACCACTGCTGCACCAGCAACACCAATTGCAACACCAGCAAGACCGTTGACATCAGCAGAACCACTGAGGGTAACAGGGTCACCAATGTACAGTGCAGCACTGCTCACAGGGACAGAGTACAACCGAGCTTGCCCAGAGTAGGGTGCTCCATTGAGATAACTAACAGGCTTTAGACCGCCCGGACGATTTACGTTTGCCATGTAATTCTCCTATTAAGGATTAAGTGATTTTGATGCCGCCTGTAGGAACATAGAACGTTGGGTTATCCCCAGTGACCTTGCCTGTACGAATAGCTGCATCAATACGATTGTTTTTAGCCTGAAGGTCGGCTTGATCTTCCTCATACCATTCTTGCCGAGTCTTCATCAGGTATCCATACTGCTCAGTACCCTCAGCACGAGGGTTAACCAGATACCTAATCCTTTCTCCAAGGTCGCCATTACGACTAACCACATTCTCACTTACACCACCTACTTCCGTAGGAGTGACAAACTCATAACCGCTATCCATAGCTTCTTGAATACGACCACCAGTATCTGTAAAGATGTGAAGATGGTATCCAGCAATCTGTGTCCTAACACCTAGCTTAGCTTCTGTGCCGTTAAATGTATTACGGCGCTTACGAGTTGTACCATCTACAGCAGGAGACGGTGCTTCTTTTTTCTCTTTACGAGCGAGTTGACGCTCAGCTCTTTCTTCATAGTTTAGTGCGCGTGGCATAGTATATTCCTTTAGGTTGGTTGGTATGTATTAAGACCAGTCAAAATCAGCTACGTAGGCTTCTCGGGTCATAAGCTTTTGCTTAACAAACCGATCACAAGCAGCCTTAGCATCAGAAGGTAGGTTGTCATAGGATTGGCTTCCACCACCACTACGACTCATACGACCTGAGCCAGACTCTACGGGACTTCCTTGTGATTTCTTTTTAGTACCAAATTTACCGGGGAACTCTTCTTGCAGCACCTCATCTAGCTTATCAAGAAAGGGTTGTCCTTTAAGACCGGGAAACTCCAATCGAAGACTCTCACCAATACCGTTAACCATGCTTGTCATACGTCGATCTTGACCGAACCAAGTATTACGATCTAGCCATACTTGTAGACCCGGATCAATACTTGCTGGAACATCTTCAGGTTCTTTTGTACTAACAACATCTTTAACAGCTTGCTTTGCTTCTTTAAAGTTTTCCTTAGCCTCATCTAACGCATCATCAAGAGCATTAACTTTTTGTCCATCACCATCACTGATGGCTTGAGCACGGCTTTCTCTAATCTCTACAATACGTTTCTCGTAATCGTTTGCTTTGCGTTCATAACTCTCTCGTTGAAACTTCTTAAACTCTTCCGCAGCTTCACGGAACTCTTTAAGTTGTTCCTTTGTATTGTTTAGGTCTTTGATCAGGTTCTCATTGTTCTTACGAAGAATGGGAAGAATCTCACGACCACGCTTTACAAAGGTATCAGCATCAACCCAATCAGATTCATTACCACGAAACTTTTCTTTAGGAACCCAACCTTGGGATTCAGCTTCATGCCTAGAGTCTTGTTGTGTTTCACTAACTACATTCTCTTCGCTCATATCTTACTCCTATGTTTTTAAACTTGTCAATCTCTTACTTACGTGCTAGATACGGATCAACGAGGTCTACGTCAGCATCTAGGGTTCCAGTAACATCTTTGTCGTTAACCATCCGGTATTGATTTCCATCCTTACCGAGGTAGACAAGTCCTGCATACTTCGCAAAGATAACCTTATCACCCAACTGACACCACGGTTCTGGTTCATCTGCATAACACTGAGTACCCATAGCAATAACGATTCCAGTGGTGTTGCCCATCTGTTCACGCTGTTTGGTAATCTCAGTTGTGAGGATGATCCCACTCTTGGATACTTCGTTAATTTCTTGGGGCTTGATAAGCACCCTCCATCCACAAGGATTGATTCCAGACTCATTGCTCATTTGTATTTATCTCTCTTAGTTATTTGCTGTGTCAAACAGGTCTTCGTACTCTAGGCTGATGATGACTGCGATAGCTCTACATCGACCCTTTACTTCCATCTCTTCATCAAACGCATTGTTGATCAAACCTTCTTTCATGGACTCTCGATCTGCTTGTAGCATCTTCATCAGACGCTTGGTAACAGGGTGGTGTTTCCATTCATCAAAAGTTTCTTTAGTTACTATCTCAAACAACATTTATTTACTCCCTTGGTTTAAAACTATTACATCATTCCTTGGTCTTCTGCTTCCATCATTCCACCCATTGCTTCTTCGGGTGAAGGTTGTTGGGGTTGTCCTTGCTGTGATTGTTGCCTATCCATCATTGACGTGTAAATCTTATTCATTGTTTCAACAGAACTAAGAATACCCTCACGACGCTCACGGTTAAGACCAATCTGAGTGTTGATCTCATTGAGGCGCATCTTCTCACCTTCAGTAGCAATACCAACCTTGATAGCCTCAGCTTCGGCTTCAAGCTTTTTAATCTTAGCTTGGTTAAGTTCAGCATCGCCCATCAACTTGAGCAAGCCCATCTTCATAGCCAGTTCGCTCTCAGCTTTCTTAGCTTCAGCTTTAAGTTGCTCAATCTGCATCTTAGGGTTAACAGGTGGAGGTACAGCATTGGGGCCTTTCGGATCAGGAAGAAGCTTGTCGATGTTTGTAATCTTCATAGCCTTCAAAAAAGTGTACTCAGCTTCATAGCGGTTATATAGCCCCGGTGTAGCAGCTACTCGTTGTGCTACAGCAGCAGCTTGCTGCATACGTTGGGCATCAGAGGTCACTGAAGGATCAGCAGTAGGCATAACGTCAGTCACTGGGCCATCGTAGTCTGCTGCAAGGACAATGCCTTGGCTCTTAGCGTTAGAAACGTACTGCGTGTTATCAGTAACAAATATCTGATTGAGTCGATACAGCTTACGGAACTCTTGCTTAAGACTTCGGTGTGTACGCTTAAAGATACCATTAAAGATTTTCATACCCTGCTCTGCCATAGTGCGGGTAGTCTCAGCAGGTGTGTTCTGTCCGGGGTTTTGACCACTTAGGATGTCTACGGAACCACCAATTCGTTCACCGTAGTTGATCAAGAGGTTCAGGAGGGTGAACAAGACCTGTGATGGTTCACGTACAGGCAGTGGGACAATACCTTTACGAAGGTCATCACCAGTGGTATCTACATGCTTCCACTCCATAGGATTGAAAGAGTAATTACCACCACGCAGCTTAATGCCACGAGACAAGAAGCCACCAGCGGTGTTTGCCATTGTTCCGGCATCCACCAACTGATTGACGATTGTATTGATAGACTCATTAAGAGGGCCGAGAAGAACACCAAAACCCAAGTCATAGAAACCTCCATCAGGAGAAGGAACAAAGGGATACTTGGTAAAGTATTGCTCAGCCTTAATGCTAAGGACTACATCTTCTTTGTTACGTTCAACATCAGCGTCAGTGTATCGAGCAACGATACGAGCTACTTGCTTGTTGTCCCTACGAACATAGACGATGTAAGGCTCAGCATAACCATCATCATCGAAGTCAATGTGGCAATGCTGCTCAAGGATTTCAATGGGGGTACTAGAGTCATTAGGTTCTGGGGGTGTAAGACCTTGTGCTCGATCTTGTGCAGTCTGTAGACCGCTACCCATAGCAGTAGACGAGTACTGCTGCTGTCGGCCTTCTGAGACTTCTACCCACAACCCACGAGCTACGCGCTCATAGATTTCATTGCGAGACATCTGCAAGACATGAGTTACACGACTAGCAGTCTCAAGACTCTTAGTCCAGTAGTTGACAACCAAGTCCTTAGCCAACACGTTCTCAGAGATGTTGTGTTTACGGATAGGATCATAGTAGGTCTTCTTAAAAGCACATCCTACGATAGGCTGTGTAATAAGAACCTTGTCCATCTCCGATTCCCAATCCTCATCTTCTTCAAGAAGTTGGTAGCTCATGTGTTGTTCAACACGAGTAGAGCGCAGAGCACGAGTACCATCCTTGTCATCACCTACAACCCTACACTTGACAGGGAGGTCACTATCAATCAAGACAGGATAACTACGAGCATGATATTGCAGTGCAGCAATAGTAATAAGGGGGAACTTAACGTTGCTTGCATTAGGCCAAGGAAAGTTTTTGGTCTCTGCAACTTGAAGAGCAAGCTTAAGGGAAGTCTCTGTACGCTTTTCCCAACTACTACGAGAGGTAAGATCATTGTCAAAGTCTTTGACAACTTGAGAACCAATTGTTTCCAAGTCTGCTTTGCACAGCAAAGTAGCAATGTTGGCCTCATATACGAGGTCTGTAATATTAAACTTGTCTTTAAGGTTCATATCTTTTAATACCCACAGGTGATAGAGCGTCCTAGATTAGCCCCATTATTATCTTGAATATAAGCCTGGTACTCTTCTTCCTCAATTTCCTTTTCAGTCGGAGCTTCCCACATCCTATCGAGCATCAAACCTAAGTAGGCCCAAGCATCTACTTGGTCATCATGCTTATCTCTAGGAAAACGTAAAAGCTCATCTTCAAAGGTCTGGTACCACTCAGCGTCCTTATCGAACCTACAGGCCCCGCTTCTCATTCGAGCTTGGATACTTCTTGCTCTAGTTAGTTTATCACCGCTTGGTTTTAGTAAGACAGTACTGATAAACTCACCACGCTTAAGCATTTCCTCATTGAGGTAGGGGCCAATAGCTTTCTGAATAGTACCTTGTTCAATTCCAAAGAGTACCGGCTTATAATATTTCTGGAGCATTAGAATTGTATCAACAATTTCTAAAGCATCCATCCGTTGTCTAATCACATGCTTGCAGTATAGCCTTCCATCTTCATCCATACCACCAATAACAAAAGCAGAGTAATCTGCCCTCTGTGATTGAGATACGGCTAAGTCACAGGTTGCATAGTACACCATCTTTTTTTTCATGTCATCAGGCTTCATCGGAAGGAAGTCTGACTTCTTAAAGAAGGTATCTGTTACATCCAAGGGGATGTTAAGCATCTCTTGGGAGTACACATCAGCTAGACCTTGGCGTACATAGTCCTCCTTTTGTAGTTTAAAATCCTCAGCAGATTTCATCTCTGGCCATAGGAGAAGTTTGAAGTCATCCGTGTGAGCACGGTACTTAACAGACTTCCAAGGGAGCTTGCAATCCGCATACTCCTTAAGCTCTTCTCGTATCAAACCCTTGTCTCTACCCCTCATTGTTCCTAGTAACGAACTAGGCATAAGGTTCTCTAAGAGGGAGTCCAAGTGTAGTATTGTTCCCACAATCCTAATCTTCCCAGAAGAGGAGATGCAAGGAATTAAAGCACCATAGAACCAGCGTTTAAACTTCATACGCCGGTCTTTGTTCATAACGATCTCATCATTCTCCATGTCATCACCGATAACAAGGTCAGGTCTGAGATTGGCCCACTTCAACCCTCGGAGCTTTTGTTCGGAACCTTTGGCTTGGATTCTAAAGGTAAACCCATCCTCCATTTCAACAATGAGGTCGTCCTCTGTGTCCTTGGGGAAGGGGCCATCTTTAATGGAGAAGAGGGAACGGAGGTCTTCATTGTCGAGTAGCTCCTTCTTGATGTCGCCTAGGAATTGAATGGCTTGTGAAACGGTATCTGAAACAATTAGGACATACCTAGCCTCTCTAAAAAGAACTGAAGCTAGGGTATAAGCATGGGTCACAGCAGTGCTCTTGGCATGGTAGCGAGGAGCAGCTATGGCTACTTGCTTGTTCTCGGATGTAACGAGTTCCCATATTTCTTTATGAAACGATGGAGTAGCAGCAGGCTTATCAAAGTTCTTGCGGAGAATAGAGTTAACAAACCCCTCAAGAACTGCGGCGTTTAGCTTAGACATTTGCTAACTTCATTGCACAACTTCTACCATCTGTACATCAATAACATTTGCTCGTGTATTTGCAAACCTAGCAAACTCCTCACTGAGCTTAAGCAACCTGTCATCAATGGTACGTTCTACTTCTTCCTTTACAGGATTGCTGAGAAGCTTTTCCTTCTTGGTCATAAGCTCTGTAGTAATCTTGAGAGCTACGTGAGCTTTAACAGGGATACGAATGATCTCACCAGTACGTTGATCAAACTGAGCATCACCCAAGTCCAAACGATCTTCTACAGCCCTAAGAGACTTATCCACAATCCTTTTGAGATTGGAGTCCATCTGCTGGATGTCCTCAGCTTGTAGCTGAAGGGAATACTCTTTGAACCAATCACTCTGCTTCCAGAGCTTGATGGTAGGAAGAGGAACACCTGTAACTAAAGCAGTCTCTGTAGCACTACCTAGCATCAGGTAAGTACTGACAACTTGTAGCTTCTGGTTCTGAGTCCACTGGGACTTCTTGTACCTATGATCAGTTGATGTCTTTCTACGCATGTGTGACTTCCCTAGCTCTTTGTGAGAAGTCTGAACTATATCATCCTTTAAACTGAGAGAGCAACACCACTGTACAAACGAACAGTGTTGACAAGCTTCTGAACTGTATGCTACCCTTTATTTAATAGCTATATAGTTCTTCTATTATTATATATTTATATATATATATCTCTCTCCTTTAGGGAGAGAGGAGTAGCTACTACTAAGTGTTCTTAGTAACAATATGTTCTATGTGTAATCACACACCAAACAACACTAACAACACACACACTACTACCCCCCTTTGTTTATAAAACTATAGCAATCGTTATAAGAGGTAAGTAGTAATTATTCTTTATAAACAATTTGCCCCTACCCCCACCTCTACACAACACACCTACTCCTGACCTACAACAGCTATAGCCTCCCCCTAGGTATAACTACCTACACCTCTCAGCTACTAGCTACCTATCGGTGTTGTTGTCATAGGTGTCCACCCGTATATAAGCCACCGCTTATGTTAGTGG